CGTCGCGCCCAGGTCGAACGCGCACACCAGCGACGTCGCTATTTCCAGCACGACCCGCTCGTGGATATTTCGCACAGCGGCCACGTAAATGCGCCGAGAAACGTCCGCAGGAAGCTCGGAAAACATACTCGCGAACATACTCAAATAAGTGAAAGTGGGGTCCACGACTGACGAGTTTGTGTAAAACTTGTCCATACTGATACCCAGACTTTATCCATGTGTATAACCCGAAGAGTGTTAATATGTCAGTTGAAGCAAGACAGGAACGTTGATACATATTGACGTTTTGAGAAACTTAACTATATTCTTAAAGACGAGACCATACGAAAATGAACAGAATCGGTTACATCGGTTCTAAGTTTAATATTAAGGATTGGATTTTCGACGAGATTTTCAAGAGGACAGACAAGACGTTTACCAGTTTCGCCGATTTGTTCGCAGGGTCGTGTATCATGACTCACGAGGCGCTGTCTAGGGGGTATTCGTGCACGTCAAATGATCTAGAAAAATATTCACACGTCATCGCTTCTGGTCTGCGGTGTCCCTACACGGATGTCGTTGATAACCTCGTAAAACGCTTGGACGCTCTAGAAGGTGAAAGAGGTTTCATCACGGATACGTATTCCCCACAAGGGGGTCGTCTCTATTTTACAGAGGAAAACGCAATGCGCATCGACCGCATACGTCATGAGATAGAGAACCTCAAAGACGACGTGGGCACTGATGTATACAATTTCCTGATCGCGTCGCTGGTAACAAGTGCCGATAAAGTGAAAAACACGAGCGTCATTTACGGAGCCTTTCTAAAGCAGTTTAAGAAGTCAGCTCTCAAACGAATGGTGTTCACTCCTATTCACACACGAGAGACTCTTGTGGAACTGACGACGCTGAATGAAGATTCCACAAAACTAGATATAAAGACCGACATCGCATACGTAGACCCGCCGTATAACGGGAGGCAATATGGGGCAAACTACTTCGTCCTCAATCAGATAATCGAGCCCAAACCCGTCAAGGGGGTCACGGGCATTTCCGAGTATAACAAGTCGTCTTTTTGCAGGAAAAAGGAAGTCAAGGACGCCTTTGAGAGCATGCTGACCAGTGTGTGTGCGAAGTTGTTCGTGATATCTTACAGTTCCGAGTCGCTTTTGACAAAGGACGAGATGATAGAACTATTGTCCCCCCACGGCACGGTTGACGTTGCAGAAAAGGTCCACAAGCGCTTCAAGGCACAGGTCATCAAGGACGCAAGCGATGACGTGGTAGAATATTTATTCTTTGTGTATATATGCAAAAGATAATGAATCCTGTAACAGACACTTTCGTCGATATTTACGTATATCGACGTTTTTGAATGTCCATTATATACCCTTTGCTTCATGAACGGTATATAGAAGACCTGTGATGACAAAATATCACACTCTATAGTTGTATCGATCGGTTGGATCTGGTTGTTGATAACGCGTCACGCCGCCCATAAAATGAAAAAGGTCTGAAACGTGGTTATCTTCATACTTATCATCTGTATTTCTCGTTACTCCACCTATATATTTATTGTGGGGGGAAGGTTTTTTCTTCTTGCGTGTTAGAACAATGGGGAGTACGATTGACAATGTTACTACAATTATAACAAGTATTCCAAGGGCGATTACAGTGGTCTTTTTCATGCTATAGTATGCAAACATTTTTTTAATGGTAAGCTTTGGTAGCTATTTCAAAACGTAAGCACTGGAACATCCGGGACTTTGGTAGTGGTTCCGGGAGACACCTTGACATTTTCTAGGTGGACGCACTGCTCAAAGTGGTCGTGGACCTCTACCACGTTCCTGAAGACGCACCGCACACTCCCGGTGCCAGTGATGTATTCGTCTTTAGACACCGCGATGTAAAAAGTGATAATATCACCTGCGATAACGGGGTTGGCAATGCGGCCATACAGGGACAGCTGGTCGTCGGGAAACCACTTGCGGACATCAGTGCCCCCCATCGTGTATTGCGCCCGTGAGACTACGGCGTCATACGGAATAACGTAAACCATCTTGTATTTACAACTTCGGGATGGTCGGGTTTGTATATTGGCCACCGCGGCTTTGTGAGAGAAGTGATTTGCCAAGGGTGCCAGGGGCTTATATACACTTTTCGTCATTTGTCATTTGTCATTTGTAAACCAGGGACAAATGACAAACAAACTAAGGCGTTTTTAAAAAGAAAGATGAAAGTAGAAAGTCAGGAGAAGACGCCGTAAATGTCCCCGTCGGGGAACACGTTCCCGAAGGCTTCCGCGACCAGGTCCTCGTACTTCCCGGGGCCTGACAAGGACTTCACGATCTGGAGCGAGACATCGGCATCGCCGCCGTCATAATCATTCAAAAACATGCGGTATTCCTCGGTCCCATTCGCCGTGTCAATGTCAATGAAGACAGAGTACCGATGAGCGCCAATGCGGGAAAACTCGCCATTGTACACCAAGCTCACGCGCGCGACATCGCGGGAACCTTCAAACACGGGAATGAAGTAGTCAGCATCGGTCTCGGTAGTCGGCAGGCAAAACGCAGTCGTAAACGTTCCCAGGATATGTTCCACGCGGTCCTCGTTTCGGGCAGCGATAGCCATATCCGCAATGATGCGGGACACGTCCGATGGCAAATGGGCGAACATTGTGGGTATAAAGTTTGCGTTGGGAAATAAGGTGCAGGGGCATTGTGCACGGGGCTCTTGTAGGCATCTTGATGCCCGGGTCAAATGACAAATATATTTGTACTTTGTATGGATACTGGCAAGGTAAATTCTAAAGGAAGAAAAGTGTTTGTATCGTCAAGGGGCGCCACATACGCGCTGGAAGGTGGAAAGAAAGTATATGTAAAAAAGCTACTCACTCCTCGCCCTTCGAAGCCTGCCCCTGTCCCAAAGCCTGCCCCTGCCCCAGAGCCTACCCCAAAGACGCCAATTGGAAGCGTTAACTCTGGCAAGGTAAATTCTAAAGGAAGAAAAGTGTTTGTATCGTCAAGGGGCGCCACATACGCGGTGGAAGGTAGAAAGAAAGTATATGTGAAAAAGCTACTCACTCCTGTGAAAAAGCTACTCACTCCTCGCCCTTCGAAGCCTGCTCCTGTCCCAAAGCCTGCCCCTGCCCCAGAGCCTGCTCCTGTCCCAAAGCCTGCTCCTGTCCCAAAGCCTGCTCCTGTCCCAAAGCCTGCCCCTGCCCCAGAGCCTGCCCCAAAGACGCCAATTGGAAGCGTTAGCTCTGGCAAGGTAAATTCCAAAGGAAGAAAAGTGTTTGTATCGTCAAGGGGCGCCACATATGCGCTGGAAGGTGGAAAGAAAGTATATGTGAAAAAGCTATTCACTCCTCGCCCTTCAAATCCTTCGCCCAAACCAAATGGAGACATTAACTCTGGTAAGGTGAATTCGAAAGGAAGAAAGGTGTTCGTGACGTCGAGAGGGTACAAATACGTTGTTAAAGACGGAAAAAAGATCCCCGTAGTGAAGACTTATACGCCTCCACCCCCGCCGTCTATCGAAACGAGTAAACGCCCGTTACAAGCATCGTGTCCGTCCAGCGGGTTGTACCAACTTTCGGGTACATGCTGGTTTAACGCACCTCTTAATGGCATCGTTCTCGCGTCTAGGACCCAAACTATGCTTGTAAAGTACATAAACAACCTGAACGAGGCAGATTTCGCGGCTATAAGAGACATGAAAATAGACGAAGTTTGTCCTAGGGAACTGAGTAAAAAGTATATACTCGCATACGCGTATATGATTTATAGTAACCGTGTTCAGAAAAAAAACCAGAACACGTCTTTGAACCTCGTTGGCAAAATGTTCACACCTGGGCGGCTTCCGAATGCGGTTCTTGCGGGTTCGGGTCACGTTCCAATGGTGGCAATAAAGCAAATCCTAGACCGCGTGTTTCCTCATAAAGACTATGTAGAGGTTCATTCTTCCCCGGTCGGTATGTCGGTACCTCCGGGCACGCCATTTGTGATCGCTACATCTAATAAACTTAAAAGTCCATCGGACTGGCCAGCCTCGTTCTCGGCAACACAAGACAGGAAATATACACTGAGTCACTGTACGTACGCTGTAAAAATACGCGGCACCGGACGGGCTCACGCAGTGGTCGCATACGAATGTAATGGAAAAAAGTTTGTATTCGACTCGAGACAGTTGAAAAAACTACCACTGCAGATAAATTGGTCAGACAAGCTGTCAAATAGAAAAATTCTCTCTTACAGTCAAGCCACTAGTTTTGCCCCGCTTTTCAGGTCTACTTATGCTTTTTATATAATCGAAAAATAAATATGGCCATATTGTAGATACAATGGTCGTCCATTTGTATAAGCTCCGATCGGGGCCAAAAAAATTCAGAGCGGAATTCATAGACGACAAGACCAAGAAAAGAGTAAAGACCGTTCAGTTTGGAAGTAGGCCGTATGAAGATTACACGATCCACAAAGACCCTGAAAGATACAGACGCTACGTAGACCGGCATAGGGAAAGGGAGGACTGGTCGCGAGCGGGGAAACACACCGCCGGCTTTTGGAGCCGCTGGTTGCTTTGGTCAGACCCGAGTTTTGCTAAAGCGTTGAAGATAACGGAAGGAAAGTTGGGGGAAAAAATCGTATACAAGCGGTAAATCAGCGTCCCAGTCGTTCGTCTACATACATTTTCTTCGCCAGTTTTGCGGCGTGTTCTAGTTCCTCGTATCCTCCTCGGTTTATGATTTCTGCAAGGAGCCCTTCTGTAGTAGTGTTTTTGTGGTCGTCTAAATTCACGTATCGTCCGCTACCCATCCTTTTTTTCTTCTCATAGAAGACATACCGGTGTCCTGGTTTATTGTAGAACACTGACCAGGAGACGCTACTTTTTATGTTTTTGAGGCGCAAAAAGTCTGGCCCCTTGAACGTAAGAATGCCTCCCCATATATATTTGACTACCCCCTCGGCGTTCTTGAATTTGTACCTTACGAAGTTTCCTACTTCTAGATCTTCTACGGGTGTTTTCTCGTAATCGCTGGTAATTTCTGCGAATTTCTCCTTGTAAAGTGGCCCCACATGCACGTTTTGTCCAGCATTTGTATTTATTGCCACGACGATTTCTTTCGCCTTTTCCTTTGGAATTTTGACCTTTTCGATTCTGCTTTTTGCTTGACTAATTTGTTTGTGAATTTCTGAGAAATCCATTTCTTACAGAGTATACTTTTCTGGCATATTATAAACGAAACATCTTGTCCTCAAAATACTGGATGATCTTTTCTACTTTGTCGGTCACAAACCCGTCAAAGACGGAGTAGGTTTCGCAGAGCCCCTCGAGGACGTCCAGTGCGTATGAAATTCGCGCCCTTGCCCCCTCGGGAGGCCCGTTTTGGATAATGCCACTGACAATCTTGATCTCCCGGTCGGCGTCGAACTCGAGGTTGAGAGAACACAGGAACTTGAACACCATGAGCGTCACCGAGGCGAGGTACTCCCCGGCAGCCTGCGATGAGTTGATGGCACCGACCTTGGACACGACGCTGTCAAAGATCACGTGGCCATTCAGAGAGCGCATAAGTTCCTTGGTGTTCTTTTTCTCCTCAAGAGACCCGTAGACCTCCTCGTACTCGCGCACGAGTTCCGCCTTCAGGCTCTTGCGAAAGGTGGAGAACGCAATGACGAGCGACTCGTCAAACGAGGTAGTAGAAGTCTCGAGAACCACGGGCACGAACATTTTGCCGTTTGTTAAAGCGTTGAAGAGTGAGTTAAAGAGTGCCAACTATAGCATGTTAATATACACCACGGTTGTCATTTGCAAAGCACGCAAGACTTGTCATTTGCAAAGCACGCAAGACTTGTCATTTGCAAAGCATGCAAGACTTGTACCACTATTAATAATGTCTTGCGATTAGTAATTAGCACTATTAATAATGTTTTGCGTGATGTGTGCCGCCCCTCGCGGTTACGTAATCTACCGTAAAGACGCGGTTCGAGACGTGTTCGGCCACGGGGCCGTGAGCCCCCCTTGCGCCAATAATAGGCCGATAGTTTTCAGGGACCTCGATGCTGCCAGACAAGTAAAATACGTGCTCGACATTTCAGTGTGCACTACCGGGGATTGGGAGGGCGCGATGGAGATAAAGAACGGCGAACTCTCCATCGCGGAGAACATTCGGTTGAGCGTGGAGCTTTCGTGCCTAGACATGGAATACTGTGAGATCCGCGAAGCTCGTGAGAATGAATTAATTTAAATAAAAGTATTGCTCCATATGTAATGGAAACCAGACTCCAAACCGCTCTCGTAAAGCAGCTCCAACGCCAGATGCGCAACCAGGAAAGGCGGGAAAACAAGACGTTTCACACAGAGCTCCGAAAGAGGGCCCGGCAATTTGACGTTGTCCATGATCATTTTCATACCATGGAGACCTACACTAAACGGATGTTTGACGACTACTTTGAAACTATCAAACGAGCCGTCGAGCTGAACAAGACCCGCTTTGACCTTTCCATTGCTTACAAAGTGGACAACCTCTGCACATTCGACACAAAAAGGTATAACTTCGATGTTGACGGGTTCGAAGAAGAAGCTACGCGCATGTTTAAATCTTCGAACGACGTGCTTTTCTTCCAATCCCTGTATTCCTATCCCAGTGGTCCTCGTCCTGATTCAAATAACGATTTCTTTTACATTTTTATCGGTGTTTCCCTGGTGCTACTCAATTGCTTTCAAAACAATGGTTGATACCGAGTGAGGTTGTAGGGTGAACTTGCACACAGCGACCCTCTTAAAGTCTTCGAGGACGACTTTGCCACTGAAGCCGGTGCCCTTGACAAAATCGTTCATCTTCGCTAGTAGAGTTTTCATGTCCTCGTTTTCGTGGTCGAGACCGAGTTCCACAAACTTTTTACGGAGCTCTACCATTTCTTTTAGGCGAGCAGCGGTGTCTTTCTTTGCTTTCATTTACAGTAGAGTGCATAAAACATTTAAGTTATTTTGGCAACAAGATTGATAACGACGTCCGTGGAGAGAGATTTCGAACAGAGCAGCAGCGCCCGCACACGTTCTTTGTTTTCCACAGAGAGAAATTTAAAAGCTTTAGCGGCAGTTGCTTCCGAGCGTTTCAAGATCCTCCCGAAAGAGCTTTCGATTTGCCTCGATGGACAACGGAACGTTCCCCAGGCCTTGTCCGGTATGTCGCTCACTTCCGCGCACGCCGCGAAGAACGCTTCTCTTTCTTCCGCAGAGCGGATGTCCCCCGAATCGGATAACGCATCGTCTACCGGTGTGTTTCCGCGCACGTCCTTTTTCAACACAAGCTCTGGGAACGCTTTCACGATTTTCCCAGATAGTTTGCCCCATCCGACGCGTTTATACACCGCGGCGTAATGGACCACCGTGCTACCTCGGTAATCTTCTACGGCGAAGCAACGTTCGTCTGCCTCGAACATTTTAAGAAGAGTGTTCCCCGGCACCGAGTTCGTCATAACAAGTATCATCGGGAGGGTGCGTCCCGCGTTGTCTCTGATCGTCAAAACATCCCGCTTTGATTTCAGGATGTTGTCGAGCGAGGTCGGGTTCGTGAAAACCTTGGTGTAATGGAGAGGGGCGTTTCCGTCCCTGTCCCTCACGGTCAGGCACTCCGGGCAGAGTCTAAACATCAAATCAAGCATATCATACGTAATAGCAACGTGCGCGGGCACCATACCATCGTCGTCAGCTACGAGCAGAAGTTCTGGGCGTTCGGAGCAAATAAATTTCACGAGCGCTTGTCCGTATGAGAAACAATTGCGCGCCACGATGGCCAGGATAGACTGACCGTCTTCCCGATAGTCGTATAATTCAGGAAATGTTTGGAGCATCAACACCGCCTTTTTGTAAGACGAAAGCGCCTCTCGTAGCAGTTCCCACAGCGCGTCGGCCCCAACGTCCTCAATGTCTACGAAAGGAAGCATGGCTTCGAAAACGCCGTGGTTGTTGTCATACTGCAGTTCGTGATAAATGGGTGTTATGCCATTGCCGTCCATTTCCCACAGCGCGTCGGGGAACACCTCGAGTATCTTTCTAACGAGGTGTGCGTTAGCACTGTCTATCGCATCGAACAAAGCGTTTCTGCCCACCGAGTTCTCCGAGTATACGATTTCCGGGCAAGCTTCGATGACATAATCCTGGATGTCCTTGAACTTGGTTGCCGAGTATATTTGTAGGATGCTGTTTTCGTCATCGTCGACGCACATGATTTCATCTGGGTGCTGCTTTAGATACTCTATCAGCGTGTGCTGGTCCTGGACTGCATGAATGTTCATTTTTGTTTACATGCTGGCGTCAATCTTATTATAGATTTGTCGATATCCACCGTTTTGTCATTTCCTCGTACTCCGTTTCGTCCATCGTGAGCCGAAGGTTCTCGGGCATCCAGGTGACGTTCATTAGCTCTTCGTGCAGACTTTCCGCCCTTTCCCTCGGTGTAAAAACCCCGGGCTGGGAGGAGTCTAGTAGGACACTCCGATTCACGAGCTCGGCGGTGACAAGGGAGATTTCATAGGGGCGCACGAGAGTTAGCGCCCTCTTGATCGCTGATATAGATGTTTTTGCTGACTTGCAATTTTTTGTGAATTCAACAATGGGCATATCTTCGTTGTCCACGTAAGTGGCAAAGTCCGTGACATATCTTCCATACTTTCCATGCACCACGGCAGAGCTCGCTGCAGTGACTATGCCGTCGTCGTGCATAACTGTAATACTCGCAAGGGTATAATCTCCGACGATCGTGTCCGAGAGAAATTTGTGTATGCCCCTGGGAGTATGGCATTCTCTGGTCCGCGTAGTGGACACTTTTTTCGTAATATACATAGTGTCCATCTGTCTGCCGCCGCGGAAAAAGTCGTCCAAAACGACTTCAATTATTTTTTCTGTTATATCTTCCTTTTTCACAGATTCCGTTCTCGCCGCTTCCGTCGAAAACTTCAAGAACAACATGGTATCGTTTTTTCCACGGACGTGAATGGTAACCTTGTAGTCCGGGCCCCTCACACGAATGGCCTTCGTTTGATATTCCCCAAGGTCGTCTCCGGTGAGTTCCGTTTCTAGCACGTGTCGGATCCTGTCACTGAGTATCGCGCTTCGAGCATTCATTTGTGGTTATTTACAAGTTTTACAAGTTTCGGTTGTTATGTATCAATTTGCGTCGATATAATCAGAAATCCGCGTCCATCGCGAACACGTTGTCCTCTGCATTCGTGACACAAGGTTCTCAGGCATCTACAGAACGTTCACAAGCTCTTCGTGCAACTCCATATTACTCTTCGGGGTGAAGAAGTCGGGTTCGGTCGTATCGAGAAGGGTGTTCCGGTCAACTATTTCGGCGGTGACGAGGGATTGATCAAATGGGCGCACCAATGTGAACGCCCTCGTTATTGCCGCGATGGACGCCTTCGACGACTTTGTACGTTTCGTGAATTCTACAACCGGTATCTCGTGGTCGTTAACGTAGGTGGCAAAGTCCGTGGTATATACACCGGTCTTCGTCTTCGACGTAGCGGAGCTCGCGGTTGTGAACACACCCTCATCATGCATGACCGAAATGTTTACGAGCGTGTAGTCTTCGCCCTCGACTGACTCGGTTATGAACTTGTGCATTTCCCTCGTGCTGAAGCACTCCTTGGTGCGTATGGTTGACAGCTTGCTCGTGATGTATACGACATCCAAGGGCCTTCCTTTGTGGAAAACATCATTCAGTATATCTTCGATGATCTTTTCCGTGACATCTTCTCTCCTCACTATGTCCGAGTGCGACCCACTCGATGAGACCTTGGCATACAAGATATTAGTGGTCCCGTGGATGTTGATGGTCGCCTTGTAGTCCGGAAGTCTCACCCGGACGAGGTTCACTTGGTACTCGTCAATGGTTTTGTCGAATTCCTTTTCCAACACGTGTCTGATCCTGTCGCTTAGAAGCGTGCGGTTGGCGTTCATTACGAGTGGTTTACATCAATATGAGGTATTATCAATCAAATTGTGTCGATATACTCAGAAATCCGCGTCCATCGCGAACACGTTGTCCTCAGCGTTCATGACGCCCGCCTTCTGGTATTCGGAGACCCGGCGCTCGAAGAAGTTGGACTTGCCCTCGAGGGAAATCAGCTCCATGAAGTCAAAGGGGTTCTCGGAGCCGAACTGCTTCGGGTATCCCAGCGCCTTGAAGATGCGGTCTGCTACAAACTCAATGTATTTCGACATAAGGTCGGAGTTCATGCCAATCATGCGGCACGGGATAGCATCGCAGATGAAATCTTTCTCGTTGGCCACCGCCTCCTCGACGATGCTCTTCACGGTTTCGAGGGACAGCTTGTTTTTGAGTTTTGAATACAAGAGCTCGCCGAACTGCTGGTGGAGGCCCTCGTCCCGGCTGATAAATTCGTTGGAGAGACCGAGCCCTGGCATGAGACCTCGGTTCCTGAGCCAGAAGATCGCGCAGAACGACCCGGAGAACAAGAGCCCTTCTACGCACACCCAGGCGACGAGGCGCTCTGCGAAGGAGCGGTCGCGCGAAAAGTACTTCGCGGCCCACGCGGCTTTCTTGCCCACGGCGGGGATCGTTTCGATGGCCTCGAACAGCTTGTTTCGCTCAGTTTCGTCTTCGATGAGCGCGTCGAGCAGCAGTGCGTACTGCTCGCTGTGGACGCTCTCGTTGAAGGTCTGGTAGGCGTAGAACATGCGGGCCGAGGGATCCGTGACTTCTTCCGCGAAGTTGTTGTTCAGGTTCTCCATCACCATGCCGTCGCTGCCAGCGAAGAACCCGAGGATGTGCTTGATGAAATGGCGCTCGTCGTCGTTGAGCTTTTCGCGCCAGTCCACGATGTCCTGGTTCAGCTGCACTTCCTCGACGGTCCAGAACGTGGCAACGGCCTTTTTGTACATCTGGAAAATGTCAGGGTACTTGATGGGGAATGCGGAATACTTGCGGGCGCCGATATCAGCCAAGAGAGGTTCGGTGTGGTCAGCCATTGTTGTCTAAATGTACTTCTATCCGTGATTTATACTTGGGTTGTCGATATATGCGTAAAAAGCATCCTACAAAAATGACGCGTCTGTTTAATGAAAGCGCTGGAGCTGTTCGCCGGCGTCGGGGGGATAACACACGGCCTCCGTGGATACGTAGACCCCATCGCCTTCGTAGAATATGAAAAGGATGCCGCCGAATTCCTCGCGACCAGGGGGAAGCCGGTCCACGGGGACGTGAGGGAGTTCGACGCCACGGAATACAAGGGGGTCGTTGACATCGTGACCGCGGGGTGGCCGTGCACCGGGTTTTCCACGGGAGGAAAGGGCGGTGGGTTCGAGCACGAGGCCTCGGGGCTCTTCGTCGAGGTCGTCCGCATCGTCCGCGAGTGCGACCCGCGGTTCGTGTTTCTCGAGAACTCGCACGTCTTGTCACAGGTTCCTAACCTCTCGGTCGTGGTCGGCGAGCTCCACGCGCTCGGCTACGACTGCCGGTGGTACTCTTGCTATTCTAACGACGTAAACGTGGGCGCACCGCACCAGCGATACAGGTGGTTCTGCCTCGCGTTCAAACGGGGCGTAGACGTTTCTATTCCCATAGCGAGGGTTCCAGGGTTCGATTGGTCTTCTACGCCCCCGCGGACCCAGGAAACGGAAAATACACGTGTGAACAAGCGTCTTCTCAAGTTGATGGGAAACTCCGTGGTGCCGTCGCAAGTGAGATACTCGTTTGAGGCGATGCTCGTCATGCGCGAGACCGGGGTCCCGGTGGCGAGCGGAGACGCCCACGCTCGATGTGGGTACGCCAAGGACGGGGTCATGTTCCGGGTGGTCGCGGACCAAAGAAAGATACGCCCGGTGGGTATACTTCTAGAGCCGAAAGAAATCCCCGCGAAGCACCGGGTCCCGGACGCGAGGAACATCCTGACGACCGCGGTGAGGAGACCGTTTTGGAACACGCCGGTCCTCGTGCACAGCGTGTCTCCGCGGGGAAACAAGGTCCTGACGAAGCGCAGCTCTATGAGCCTGCCAACACAGGTGTCCTTTTACGAAGACGGAGACATCCAGTCCGTGTTGTCTGGTAAATTTAGCGCCTGGTTGATGGGATACGAGCCTGAGTATCTTGGTTTTCTTGTAGAATACTGATTACATGTCAAAAATGTTGAACAACATATTTTGAAATGGATTAGAGATTTAGCCGAAAGAAATGAGCACTCTGGTCTGAGTCGCAATGCACTGCTTGATGCGGGCTTTATTTAGTTCGCGGCGAGACTCCCCGCTGTCCGTGACTTTCCGCTTGCGAACTGCCTCTGTCATATCGTTTTCGACATCGCGGATGATTTTCTTGCACTCGTCGATGATGTTGTTTTTAATGACCCACCGGAAGAAGTTGAGCTGGCCAACGGTGGTCATAAATTTTTTACCGTTGTGGTCATCGAACTCCACCCTGTTTCCGCGGCAGAACGGGTCAAAAAAGCGTTTAGAGTAGCTCTTCAGCGCCGACTTATACTCCAGGTAAATGTTGAAGTGCTTGCCCTCTTTGGTCACAAAAAAGTAGTTGGTTTTCTTTGCGTAGTTGCTGACAAACCAGTCGAGGACGCGCATTGAAATAGACTGGTTTTTGAGCACATCCATCATTGCCGAGAGGTTATCACTGTCCTCGAAAAAGGTCTCGAGGGACGAAAGCAGAATCTGGTCTGAGTTCATCTTGTCTTTACATAAGGATATATTCTTTTAAGTTAGTTTACGCCTCTTCGCGGCGCGGGTCCAGGGGTCTTCCGCGTTGAATACGTCGTCGGCTGCTTCGGTGGCTGTCGGCTCGGGCTCTTCTTCTTCGTCGGCGGTGGTAATTTCGAGCTTGGGGAGCTTTTCGGGAGCGGGGAGGGCGCCTGGGGGAGGGGGGAGGCGCTCCTCCGGCGTGAGGTGCTTGTCTAGGCCATCGCGCATCACGCGAGCCTTGCGGTCGTTGAACATTTCCTTGGCGGCCTGCTGGGACTCTGCGTAGCCCTGCATCAGCTCGTTCAGGAAGGTCTCCTGATACTCCTGGGTCTCCAGCTGCATGGGGTCGGGGGGGCAAGGCGCCCAGCGTCCGATCTCCAGCAGGAAGATGTCTACCAGGGTGTCGCCGGCGCGGCGGAGGCGGTTAACGTAGGCCTTGGCTTCGTCCTGGGTGGCGAACACGCCGCGGACCTTCAGGGCGAAGCGGTTGCTCTTCTGGCGGCAGAACTCGGGGCCCACAAAGCTCACGAGGGCGTAGTTCTGGCCGGAGGGGGTGATGTAGTCGGCTTCCATGGGGTGCAGACCGGTGGGGAAGTCATACTCGCCGGCGGGGGTAGTGGAAGCAGAGGCAGATGCAGAGGCAGATGCAGAGGAAGAGGTGGGAGTGCTCATTTTCTATATGATGAGACTATATTTGGCTATTTTTAACGCATACCGCGTCGATATGTTTATTTGTTCACGTACTGGCACTGGGCGTAGCCGCCGTCGCCGATGCTACCGTCTTGGTTTACGAACTTGTCTCCCCAGACGAACCCTGTCTTTTTAGTCGTCTCCGGAGGGCACACCCACCCAGCGGTGGTGAGGGCCGGGGGTGTGAAAACCGTGTTATTGACCTTGCACTGCTGGTGGGCGGTGAACCAGTCGCTGTTGGACCAGTCGCGGCCGGTGTCCTCTTGCCAGTCCAGGCACCTGTATTTGCCGTCGCCAACATAAGTCCTCGTGGAGTACCCGGCCAGACACTTCTTGTTCTGGTCGCCGCTGTCCACTGGTACGGTGTTTGTAGGGCACTTGCCGTTCACGGTGGGGCCGTATTTGTCTACGAGGCACCCGTTGCCGTTGTTATAGTTGTCGCCGTAATCTATCGTTCCGTTGGGGCAGCTCCAGGTGCGGCCGTTCCAATACCGTGGGACGAACTTTGGGTTATACGGTTTAACGGTGTTGTAAATGTTGACCGCGGTGCCGGCCACGGTCTTGCCCACATTTTTACCAACATCTGCTATTTTGGAGAAAATACTTCCGAAAGAAAAGTTCTCTTGCTTTTTCTTTGTCATGTTTACAAGGATGGTTACGAGTATGACAGCGAATATGGCACACGCCAGGTAAAACGCGGTGGTGCCGGGTCTTACGGCAGAAAGTATACCCTTGACAAAGTCCATTTATAACTAACGAAAATATATTTTTAATGCGTGGATTTTATAAGGTCTGCTAATGAAATTTTCCCCATTTGTTTCTTCTGAGCAGTTTTCGGCTTCTTCTTTGGCGTGCGCGTCGCATACTCCTCCAACCTGCTATAAGAAAATTTAGACAACTGGGAAGGCAGTGGCGCGACCGTCCTCTCCTTGACTTCGGGTTGCACCACTGGGAACAATTCGTCTATTATTTTTCCATGCAGCTTCATGAGCTCTCCCTTGTAGAGAGAGCAAGGGCACGCGCCCTCCTCGAACACAACTTTCCGCGAGTAGCAGCGCTGGTACATGCCACTCTTCGTCACCATGAAATACGTGTTTGATGAGTGGTGTAATCTCTCTACGTTTGCACAAAACTTGGACGAGTGTCTGAACATGTATGCGTGCTCCGTTTTCAAAACGCCCGTGATTTTACCTTCGTATTCCTTTGGAATTACTTTCTCTAGTTCTGCGACGACATTCTCGTATTGCTTCAGAGACTCGTTTTTCAGAGAACCGGAATATGACGGCGATTCTGTGATATCAATCCCAGGGTCTTCGAGGAGGTTTGTTGGAACGCCCCTCGTTCGCAGAGACACTTCGGAGAGGATTTTCCTGGTTGCTGCGAACCCGGAAACGTCTAGCGGTTCGTGCGCCATCTCTTTGCCCCGCTCGAGGACGTATTTCAGCATCGGGACATAGACCCTGCGCGGTTCCTCTGGCTTTGCTGCCCACGGTAGTCGCATTCCGCTTCCCTTGTGGACCGCGGCATCCACTATCTGTTCCCAGTCGTTGACAAACGGGTTCTCGGTCTCGGTCAGTTTTTCTAGCACCTTGGACCTGACATAAAGAGCAACCGCGGACGTAGCAAAGATAGAGCCGAAAGTTAGGTGGACCCCGACCTTGACACCGTCTTTCGCCTTCTTCGTGAAATTGGAGACGCACATCGTCACCTCAACCCGTTCTACGTCGAACAAATCCGCGGTAACCCCGCACACGTTCTGGAACACCGCGTGGACGTCCTGCGAAAACTCACCCTTCGTCATCGCCTCCGCGAGTTCCGGGGACGCGACTATGTCAAGGTCGTAGAACATCCTGAACACCTTGGGTTTGTATTCGACGACGCACGAGAACTTCCCTCCCTGGACGACCCCCCTCGCATACTCTGCGAGGAATTCTTCGTGCGAGTTGTCTGGCACGCACAGAACTCCTTTGTCAAGGAGGACGTGCGACAGGTCCCCCGTGCGTCCATAGTATCCCCGCTTTTTGCACCACTCGTACACATGAACTGACATGATGGTATTGATATACCAATACCAGACATTATAAGATACTAATTTTGTCAATATGCCGTGCGGCGTGTGCTATGTATGTTAAAATACGGAAAATATACTATAATTGTATGGGAAATAATTTCATCATGTCTTCTCCATATCTGTGTGTGTACGCGTCCCAGGCTGCGGCCTGCATAGGCGAGAATAGATATAAAAAGATAGCAGAGGCTGTAGAGACGTTTTGGAGCCGTGCGGACTCGGAAAGTTATAGGAGAGCGATGCACCGAAACAACCTGATGACCAACGACGAGATAGTAGAAAGGGTGGAGAAGATCCACCCCGCGGTCGCGAACCTCCTCAACATCGCGTCTCGCGAGGAGCGCACGTCAACGGAAGTATCGGAGAAATACGCGAAACTGTCGAGCGACTTTGAAAAGTATGCTGGGGACCACCGATTCCCAGGGGAAATCGCGGCCATGGTGGACGACGCGCTCCGCAAGAGTGCTTACACAAGCTATGGAAACGTGGCGGAAAGCGATGTATTCAAGTACATACGCGACGTTCTGAAAGTGGATATAGTGGAGGACTCGACGTTTTACAATCAGCCCCTTGGGGAAGTACATACCTCGTACGGGACTTTCAAGTATTTCATAGGTGGCAAGATAGACGGGATAACCAGGGACGGGAAGACCCTCGTAGAGATAAAGAACAGGGTAAACAGGCTCTTCGGCAGGCCCCCCGTGTACGAGAACATTCAGGTCCAGACGTATCTTCACCTTTTAGACATTGACAAGGCGTTCCTCGTGGAGTGCCTCAAGTGCAAGAACGGTGGTGCTATTTCCGAAAACGTGAATTGTATATCTATAAACAGGGACCGCGCCTATTTTGAGATGGATGTCATTCCCAAAATAGAAGGTTTTGTAGACCTCATAGTGCACCTCATACACGACGAGTCTCTCCAAGACAAGTTTGTAACGTCCAAACGCAGAAACGCAATCGCGGCTCATTGGATAAACAAATACGTTGACGCCAAGCGGAGGAACCGGTACGCGCTAAAGTGAAATATAAAATGTTTATTTGTATAAATGAACAAGACGAACAACGCGAACGCAAAGCTCAACTTCGATCCGAAGCTGTGGGGCCCTGGCTTTTGGTTTGCGCTCCACCTGTCCGCCCTGCGGTTCCCTGTAAACCCGACTGTCGCGGACAAGAAGAATTACGGGGACTTTATACGCACCATGCAGTACGTTCTTCCGTGCGAAGGGTGTTGCAAGGGGTTTAAGGCAATTCTCGAAATGACCAAGTTTGGCGCCAAGGACCTGAAATCGAGGGACACACTGTTCGCGTGGACGGTGCTCGCACACAGCCTTGTCAACTCCAAGACGGGAAAGCCGGCTCGCAACGACCCGACATATTGGAAGACTCAGTACTTGAAACTCGCTTTGTAATTATTGAATATATTCGTCGCCTATCCCGAGGCGGAGCAGAGCCGTGCGCGCGGCAGCCTGCTCTGCGTCTTTGCGCGTCGTGCCCGTCCCTTCGCCATACGCCGCCCCGTCAATGCGTGCTTCAACGACAAACATAGAGTTGGTACCGCCCCGCTCGAACGTGGTCACGAAAGCGGGCTTGGCGAGACCAAGGGCACGACAATGCTTTGCCAGGCGGTCCTTATGGTTTGCGTCAATCATGAGTTCGTGGATGTTTACGTGCTTCGTAAGCACGCTCATCAGGAATTGCCTCGCGGCGTTGATACCGAGGTCGAGGTAGATCGCCCCGATGAGCGCCTCGAACGCGTCCTCGAGCGTTTTCGGGTTGGTGTGCCAGCACCTGTACAGCCCCTTCTGGGACATGATGATGAACTCGTGGAGGCCGATCTGGTGGGCGAGCTTGCTGAGCAGCTTTCCAGAAACGAACTTCACGCGGAGTCTAGTGAGCACGCCTTCGTTCTTCCCAGGGAAGACGTCGTAGAGATAGCGTGCGATAAGAAACCCTAGAACGCTGTCGCCTAGGAACTCGAGGCGCTCAAAAGTTTCGCCATTTTCTTCCAAAGGGTTGTAAGAAAATGCCGTGACATACAGCTGGAAATCGCATACGGGCATGCCAATGAGGGTTTCTATGTCCTCTTTGGAGAACATAACACCGCACTTGGTGCTAGGACCGCCAGCCGGCCAGTTGTCATCAAACTTGGGGGTGTGGTCGGCACTCTGCGTCATTGCGCGGTATATACCCTTTCTAACATTTTTCCTCCTTTTATTTTGCGAACAATCTGTCATCTGTCGTTTGTCATCTGTCGTTTGTCATTTGTCGTTTGTCATTTGTCATCTGTCATTCAATAACGTCATTTGTAAATCAATAACGTCATTTGTAAATCAATAACGTCATTTAACAACGCGTTATTGCATTTATATGCCACGCGGTACTGACGTGAGTTTGTTAGGAAAGTCACAGGGTTGCATGGCAGGGACCATATCGACGCACAGCGTCATAAGGGTCGTTGTTTTCCCTTGGAAATTATATCACCATTTCCCATGGTGACTTCCCCACCGAAAGATTGCAAGACCATGAAGAATACGAAGAACGCGAAAGACTCGAAAGAGGATGAGCAGGCATTTGAGTTAGGAATCATTACGGGCATCAAGCGCCTTGACACGGATAAGTGTCTAGAGCGTCTAGAGGACATGTGCCAGACGTGGCGCGTGTATGAGACAACGGCTACCTTCGAGTCCCAGCTCATCAGCATGTTCAGCGCGCTCGACGTGAACTTTGACGATGATCTGCTCGACGCAGTGAGCACGGACCGCGGGTTTTTCGGTCTCAGGGAAGTGAACAACAAGATAAAGACTTCGGAGCTAGAGGCCATGACGCTCTTCCAGCGGCTCCGGGAGCTCAACCTCCTCCCGGGCAAGAACGACGACAACGAGGCCCATCACGATGCTTTCAAGAAGATCACGAAAGTCCTGGAGATGATTTTTTACACCAAGAAGGTCGTCTTGAGTTCGTATCAGGCAAAGCTCGCGGTGCACCAGCTTGCAGCGGAGCCCGGGGTTGTCCAGCTAGATTCGGAACTCGAGTCTGTATACGGTTCCTGGAACCTCCGTTTCCGTATGGTAGGGGACGACGTGTCTCAGTTCCAGGAACTCCTTCTGTACCTCCTTGACTGCGCGATGGAAAACGGGTATCGGCGCCAGGACGGGTTTTTGTACGAACCTATCATCATTGATGGCAGGAATATGCACAGTTACAGGCAAGTGTACGAAATCAAGGAGTTTGTGTATTCTCGGCTTCGCAAGGAGATCTCGTTTGAGCATTGGTCTAAGGGGACGCAGAACATGAAGAACATTTCGTCCGCCGTTGAGTATCTGACGAACTGTCACGATACCCAGCTCCCAGTTCTCCACAAAAGCCGCGGAACTTACGCGTTCACAAACGGAGTGTACATCGCGTCGGAAGACAGGTTCCACTGCTTCGAGACCTCGGAGACCCCGTTGTCGGACAGCGTCGTTGCGTGCAAGTTCTTCGAGATGGCGTTCGACAACACCGAGTATGACGACTGGTTCGACATCCCGACTCCCCACTTGGACTCGGTCATGAACCACCAACAGTGGCCCAAGGAAGTCCAGATGTGGCTGTTGTGCCTCATCGGGCGCGTGCTCTACCCCGTGAACGCGATCGACTCGTGGCAGGTGTGCCCGTTCTTCGTGGGTCTCGCCGGCACGGGTAAGTCGCTGCTCGTTCTTAAGGTCATCAAACAGTTCTTCGAGACCGTGGACGTGGGCATCCTTTCCAACAACATTGAGCGGAAGTTCGGTATCTCCGCGTTCTACGACAAGATGCTTGTGTGTGCCCCCGAGATCCGAAACGACCTGGCCATCGAGCAAGCCGAGTTCCAGTCTATCGTGTCCGGCGAGGAAATCTCCGTTGCCGTCAAGTTCCAAAAAGCATTCCTGCAGGAGTGGGACGTGCCCATCGTCCTCGCGGGCAACGAAGTCCCTGGGTGGGCGGACGCGGGAGGCTCCATCCAACGTCGTCTTGTGGTGTTCGAGTTCAAGCAGCCCGTGAAAGAGGGCGACATGAAGCTGTCTGAGAAGCTGTACCGCGAGATGCCCAACATCATTCGCAAGGCCAACAAGGCGTACCGCTACTTCGCGGACATGTACGCGGACAAGAACATCTGGACGGTGCTGCCAGAGTACTTCCTCGACACCCGCGAGACCATTGCACGCTCGACAAACTTCATCGAGAGCTTCCTGTCGTCCGAGCATGTTGTGCTTGGAGAGGACAACGTTGTGCCTTTCGCCGACTTCAAGAGCGCGCTCAAGGACTACGCGTCTTCGAACTCTCTGCACATGAAGCAGCTCACTGCGGAGGCGTTCCGCGCGCCGTTCGCGAAATACAAGGTTTCTATCCTCCCCCAGCAGACCATCGTATACAACGGCAGACAGCTAAACACTATCTTCGTAAAGGGCGTCGCAATCAAGACGGCAACGTCGGAGGAAGTCGCATGCGTGCTGTGAAAATAAATATATTTGTAATTAAAAAGGATGCTAGATGTTGTCATTGTATTTCTCATCGTAGCCATGCTGGCTATCATAGGGTATTCGGAGTCAAAATACCTGTTCGCAAAGCCGTCTTGCAAAACCTGCAGCAGTGGCGCTATCCCTGGTGCTATGCCTCCCACTATTCCGGCGATAAAGAAAGAATTTACCAGGGCAATTCAGGCGGTCAAGAAGCAGACTCAGGATATCAAGAAGATGCTTACGAGGAAAGGCAACGAGTCTTCCGCCCCCTCCCCTGTTGACATCGTCGACCCCGTAGAGCACCTCCCAGGCAGCAGCGGCGTCGTGCTGGGCGCCAATGCCATGGAAAACACGATTGACGAAGATCTTCCTTTCTCGGATTACAAAAAACTCCCCGTGAAGGCCGTCCCGGTAGACGGAACGATAAAGGGAGTTAGGCCTCCGACCTATGCGGACCCCAGAGTGATGAACCCCTCGCTCGCGGCGGCACCCGTCCAATTTCCCGACCCCGCGGCATTCGGCACGTTCGGCGTGACCGATGACACATCTCCCGCCTTTTCTACTGCGTCCCAGATCCCGAAGACGAACGCCAAACTAACGTCCGACGCACAACTAGAAGGATTTGAAGATGCCCTCGACGCAAACGGCGCGCGTCTCGTGATGGACGGCAAGGTTGTCAAGTCTGCGTGCCAGCTGCCGAGCTACCAGTTAAAGGGCGTGGCGCCCCACACTTCTCTTCCCGAGAGGTCGCTGTTCGAACCCCCGGCGACCGTGGAAGACCTCGTAGACGGCGAAATGTTCTCCGGTCTCCAGGGATACCCTATTGACGAAAAACTAGACCCCGTGACCGCCCCTGGTATCGCACTTCCGTCAAGTGAGTGGTCCGCGCTAAATTACGGTGTTGTGATGTGATTTTTACATTAACCGGCAAGGAATATTTCAGGATGTCTTTTCTGTTTAACAAACGATTTTATAAAGGGTTCTCTTTTGCAAGCCTCCAATACGGTAATATTGAGTGATTTTTATAATCGCATATACTATATTCAAATGGTAGTAAAACCCAGTTTGAAAATAGTCATTAGGGGGCACGTTCGTGACTCATTTTCTACCGACTTGCTGTACGATTTCCTCAGGCGTCTGACCGACATATACGACACGAAGTTTTACATCCACACGTGGAAAGTGAAACAAACGAGCGTGTCGTGGCGCCCCATCGAGGACGACGCGACTGTGATAACCATGGATACTGTAGAATCGTATTTCAGAGAGCTCGCGGCTAACATAAAAGTACTCATCATAGAGGACGAATCCGATGCGCGGCTCTGTGGGAGCACCGAGGGGAAGCTGGCGTCCACGCGAACGCCTAAGCTCGGGTGGAAAAGGTATATTTACGGTCAATTTAGGATACTGAGACACTTGCGCATGATATCTAATGACGATGCTGAGTTTTTGTTGAACATGCGCTTCGACCTCTTTTCGAACTCGCACGTGTTTCCTATTGACGAGATAGTACGATTCGTCGCGAGAACAAGGGGGGGCAAAATCGACAAGAACGTTTTTATGCGAGAGGGCGTATACTGTGGCGTTGACAACATAATTGCGGGAACTATCCGTTCTAACTACGAACTGATGAAGAAGATTCACGAAGACCTTGATGACATTGTCGCGGAAACCCCTGATATCAGAAACCCCGAGTTCTTTGTTCCAATTGCGAACGGGCTATTGTAATTACATATTAGCTCTTGTTAGTCCTGGATACGAAAATAAACTTGGCTGGGATGCCCACGAGTTTGAAGGCCAAGAATTGGCTATGCGCAGGCACGAGCGAGAAGATGAGCATATTGCACGGTATCCAGAACGCGGCGCCTTCTATGAGACCGGGAACTATGTTTCTTTCGATGGCCTTCTTGATGTGGCCCAAACGGTTCTGTAGAGCGAGGTTCCACGCGATGCCCGCGGCGATGTTAACGGGGGCGAACATAAACTGGTTCACCAGTGTTTTTTTAAGAGGGTCTTGACACACCTTGCCGAGGAATTTGAAATACGCGTTTTGAGGAAACGTGCTGACGAACGCAAACCCGCCCGTTCTAAGCGTCCTCTTCAAGTCAAACTTCCGCCTCGACATTCTCTGAATGACAACATCGACCGATGCCGAAGTTGCGGTAGAGATGAGAGCGAGCCGAATGCCCGCGCTCATCCTGAGAGACATAGTCATCTCATACTCGGATGGAGCATAATACCTGTATGGCGTTTTTGTCGATATATTTTTATATCGACAAAAGTGGTAAACGACGATCAAGCGACTATGACGATGCGCTCTTCACGAAAGCCAGGATTTTCTGGGAATCGTGGGGCCCGTTATACTTTTTCACGATGCGGTCTTTGCGGAGCACCATGATGGTGGGAAACCCCCCCACCCGCAGTTGCTCGCACACTTTGTTTTGCTTTTCTGCGTCTACGATATACACTGGCATAGACCCACGGAGCCGGGCCTGGACGGCCTTCATGTGCGGGACCATGTCGTGGCAATGCGGACAAGAATCCCACTTGGCAAACAAGACGCAAGGGGTCTTCAGGTCTCTGCGGAAAGGAGTGAAAGTCTTGAAATTCTCATGCCCAGTCATTTATTTACGATTATATTTTTTTTATTGGCGTTTAGCCCGACGTTTTTTGGGCTTTCAGTTGGTTCTTTGCCATATTAAGGGTTTCCATGGCATTCTTTTTCATTCGGTCTAACTCTTTTTTATGCTTGGAGAGTTTGTCAATTGCTCGCATGCTCGTCGCAATTGTTTTGGCCAGGGCGTTCACCTTCGCGTTTCCGTCCCTGGCAAGGTTTGCCTTGTGGAAATTCCGCATGGACGCGGTATACATATCCCTGGCTTGTTTCTCTACATCCCTGGTTTTCTTCTGTTGCATGTTTAACTTATCGAGTTCATATTTAGCCGTCGAGACTCTGCGAGCTGATTGCTCTTCGGCGAGCTTTCTGCGCCTTGCCAAAGAGGCTTCGTCCACCGCTACCGGTTTGGATGCCCTCTTCGCCGGGGCGATTTTAAGACTCTTGCCTTCCCTGTTTATGTGCTTCACCGTCGCGAGGGCCTTTCCGTGATCGTTCGCAAAAGTTAGCTTCTTCTTAGGTGCCATAATACTACGGAACATATTTACCGTGGTCAAATGACACTCGCGATAACTTAAATAAGTCGCGAAAGAGGTCGCAACCCATACCATTTCAATATGGAACTCCATCTGAAGGACGTCCTGCTGAACAACGACTACCACAAGGTTGAGCTCGAATTCAGAATCGGAGAAATGGCGGGGGACAGGTTTGTTTCGAGCTTGCGGAAGGTGGCGTGGAACCAGATGAAGAGCAAGATGAAAGAAGTCCCGGTGGAATACACTGTCATTGACAAATACGTTGCTTCTAAAGACCAGGGTATTTCCACGCGGTTTGTGTCCAAGTCGAACGGAGAAGAGTTCTGGGAGCAAAAGAAGAAAATTGGCAATTCGACGGTCCCCAAGGGTCGCTTTGCGATGCGTTCTAGCGTGGCCCTAGAGGAGCAGACTACTTCCCCGCCACAAGGAGTTCCTCGTGCAAAGACCGGGGCACAATTCGCGTTGCAGCGGAAAAAGGTGAGGTCATCTTACACGATGGGATGTTGGCGGGTAGACTTTTCCAGGGTGGAACAGATCCCCGACCGCGGCGACGTAGAAGAAACATACGAGGTGGAAGTCGAGCTCGCGGATAACGGGATCTTTTTTGAGAAGGAAGTAGAGCAAGTCCTCAGGGAGGGCGAAAAGATAGTGGAGATGCTCGTCCAGGGCATCGCATATTGACGCGTCCGAGATGTAAACAAAAAAATAAAAGACCACTATACCATAGAACTCGTAGAATGCAGACATCTCTGACGTCTCGTGTTCAACGGGGCGTGGAACTTGCCAGATATTGCGCCCGCACCTATAAGAATGTGCGAAAGATACAGAAAGACGGGCCGCGAAGCCCCGCCGCCGACGAACTCGTGAGGGACACGGCGAAGATAGGCGTAATCGCGCTCAAGATGGCACAATTCTTGTCGGCACGTGCTGACGTCATTGACGATAATACGTTAGAGGTCATAGAAAGGTTCCAGAACGAGGTTCCGGTTGACCCATTCACGCCCCCCGATTTTACGTTTTACGAGTTTGACGAAAAACACCCTATTGCGACGGCATCTATTGCGTCGGTATTCAAAGGGAAGCGTAAATTCGACAACTCTGACGTGGTCGTGAAAGTCATAAAGCCGGGCGTGAAGAAGAGGATATACGAGGATCTTCCGCTCCTCATAGTCGTCCTAGAGGCGGCCAAGTTTTTCAACATCGCGGGGGCGGAAAACATGCTTGAGCTTGTGCGGGAGTGTCAGCCGATGCTGATCGGCGAATTAGATCTCCGCACGGAGGCAAAGAACCAGCATTTTTTCAAGAAAAACTTCCAAGGGATTGACTGGCTCACGATCCCGTCTGTATATGAAGCCGGCGAGTCATACCTGATTTCGGAGTATGTCGAATCCAAAAGGATAACTTCTGCGCACCCGAATAAACTTCTGGCACGAAGAATGTTTGAATTGTATCTTAGAAGCGTGATAGACATCGGTCTCGTCCAGGCTGACCCTCACCCGGGGAACATAGGAGTGCGGTCCGACGGCAGTTTTGTTTTATATGACTTTGGCGCGGTGATTGACGTGCGGGACGTCAAGCCGAACATTGCGAGGTGCCTGAAGTGCATCATCCTAGAAGATTCCGACGGGGTTATAAGGGCGCTAGAAGACCTCGGGATAATAAAGTCCGGTGGCTCTTCGGCGCGTCTCAAGAAAATTGTGCCCAAGATAAAGAAGATACTCGAGTCTCCTGATGCGAATGTAGAACTAGGAAAGGTAGAGGAATTCAGCTCAAACACCCAGAGGGTTTTCCAACTGACCACCAAGTATATCTATCTTATTCGGTCCCTGACCATCTGCGAAGGCATCGTCAAGTATCACGACGCCGGTTTCAAACTGAACGCCTACATTAAGAATTACGATGACATAATAGATGATCTCGTCGAAGTCCCCGTGTTCGAGGTGGTGCAACAAATCGCGGGGGATTTCTTGTCAACCCCCGCGTCGGTCAAGAACATGAACGACGTCGTACTAGAAATGAACGAAAGGATGGCAAAGGAGATTGCAGACGCCAGGAAAATGATGAATTACGGCTTCGCCTTGTACATTATTGCAGAACTTATTGCTCTTGTAAAATAACTTAAATAAATATGTAATGTAAATACATAACAATGCTCGCGATTACAGCAAAGGCCCCGGTGAGAATGAATCAGGACTTTGGCAAGCGTGCCAAGAAAGACGTAAAGAAGGTGAACAAGGCGTTTGAACGCCTGCGTGCGGAGCGCGAATCCCGTCGCGAGAAAATGAGCCTGAAGATTGACGAGCTCATTAAGCAGATGGACAAACTTGCAAGGGACGACGTAGACAGGCTCAAGTCGCTGCTTGTCGACGAAGAAGAGACTACCATTGACATTGACGATTACGTAGAGGTTGACGACGTGGTAACGTTCAAGGATTAGCCGAAAGGAGGCATTGTTTTCTTGCCCGAAGTGTATCGGGGGCTGTATCGGCTATTCAAATACTTCATAGAACCCGTAGTAGGACCTTTGTAGCTCCCCGTAAGCAGGTTAGGCGCTAGGCGCTGCTTTTTCTTTGCGGACGCACTTGCTTTCCGTGCCAACTGTTTTCTAATTATCTCGTCCGCTTTCCGCTGAGCGCTCAGTCGCCTAGCCTCGGCCTCCTTTGCTTTCCGTTGAGCGCTCTGTTGCTTCTTCAAGGTGTCTGCCGCTTTCCGCTGGGCGCTCAGCCGCCTATCCTCGGCCTCCTTTGCTTTCCGCTGGGCGGTCTGTTGCTTCTTCAAGGTGTCTGCCGCTTTCCGCTGGGCGCTCAGCCGCCTATCCTCGGCCTCCTTTGCTTTCCGCTGGGCGCTCAGTCGCCTATCCTCGGCCTCCTTTGCTTTCCGCTGGGCGCTCAGTCGCCTATCCTCGGCCTCCTTTGCTTTCCGTTGAGCGCTCTGTTGCTTCTTCAAGGTGTCTGCCGCTTTCCACTGGGCACTATCCTCGACCTCCTTTGCTTTCCGTTGAGCGCTGGGGTGGTTTTGTTTCTTCTGCTGACGAATTTTGCGCAAGGCATCGTCTTCTATTCTCTTTTTTTCCGCAGCGGCACGACGTTCGGCCTCTTCCTTTTTCTTGAGCATTTTTTGCTCCTGTTGTTTCGCCTGCTTTTGACGCCCCATCTCCGCGCGTTTCTTTTTCCACTCCGCGGACTTGGAATTCCCGACTTGTATTCTGCCGGTCTGTTCCGCCTTTGCCACCTTCAGCCTGAAATTGCGCTGCATGCCCTCCCGCTGCTGCTGGAGTCTCTGCTTCAGTTCCGGCGGTGCGTTGGCTATCTTCTTGTTGATAGCGGCTATCTTCCTCGAGTGCGTTGCCTGGGCAATCTTGAGCTCTTGCTTCTTGGATTTGGCGTTGACCAATGCTGCGCGTTTCAGAACGTTGCTTACGTTCCTTGAAACGAACGTCGTCATTCCAGGGGTGCACATACTGGGGTCCACGCTGCACGGGATTACACGCCCGACGCTACCGTCTTTCATCGTCTGGAGAGGGTACTTCGTCACGTCGTATTTCTTCTTGGCGGCAAACTTTCCTTTCTTGTTCATCTGTGATACATTATATTTGTAATCGAGTGATGTTCCTTTCTGCCCTGGAGCGCGAGATATTTTCCCGTCCCTACTCCTCACAGTGCTCTGCAACTTATCTACCACAAAGTAGGGTTGGCCATATTTCTTATAATATTTATAGTCAGATATAGCGTTTTCCTTTGAATATGGAAGAATGGCAAGAGTCCTCGTAGTGACTTCGTTCGGTCCGTACCCGTGATACTTCTTAAGAGCGTACGCGCGGAGATCTTGACCCTTCATGTCTTCCATCTTTTTTACCGAGGTCACCTTCCAGGAGCTCGGGAGTCTATAGCCCCCGACGCATGCTTTTATGTCTGCCTCGGCATCCTGGGCCGAATATTTCTGCGGAGGAAACTCGCTGAGGTCTTTCACTTTGTATAGCTCTTTGAGAACCCAGGCCCGTCTGTCAGCGTATGCTGGAACCTTGGAGCATTTTGAGCGTCTGAATTCCGGAATATAGGACAATTGTCCGGTACCTCCCGTAGAAAAGCTGTTACCCATTGTAATATACTACAATATATTTATGAGACACGCCCAATTTCCAAACATTGGCTTTGATGTAACGGCTATCATAAGGTTTCGGAGGATGCTTAGACTGATGGGGCTTGGAGGCTTCATAAGAAATCTTCAGGTTTCATCAGTTTTGATGTACGTTTTACCTGACCATAAAAGTATTACCGTGCGTGACTAATTTACTCATATTTGACGAGGTAATCCAAATATTCACCGTCGTAGCCCATCAGCCAGGCACAGAACTTGCCCGACAGGTGCTTCTTCAGGTCGCCGAACTGTGAGAACTTCACCTGCGTGGGTAGGGAATGGCTTGACCGGTCCGTCAGCACGGAGTTCCCGGCAGTCCCCTTTCCATAGGAGGCACAAGGGGTACACCAGTACTTCTTCACGAGGGGCGTTTCCTGGATGGACTTGGCGTTGTGTTTCTCGGGGATCTCGCCGGGGGTCACGACGATGTTGAGGGGCGGACGCGGGGTCTCCTTACGGGAAAACTCATAGTACACACCCTGGTCGTACCAACCGTGGTTGATGATGTTGTCCTTGGTCGCGAGGGTACCCTCGAGGTCACCAGGGACGAGGGAGGCCTCAAACGTCAGTGAGAACTTTCCGGTGTAAAGACCAGAGAACGCATACCGGATCTGGTCGGGAACCACGGAATATCCGGAGAACCTGGTGAGGCGGGAATTTTCGTAGCTCCCGCCGTCCACCTGGACAGGGGGCTGGTTGGAGTCCCAGTCGAAGCGTTTTACGTCGATGGTAGACGCGAGGACCGGGGGGTCCACATCTTTCCGGGTGCAGAGGCAGAACCACCGGTAGCGGCAATGACGGGCACCGATCTCGTGCGCCCGGACGGAGGTCCAACGACAGTTGTAGCCAATGTCGTCCATCGTCTTGATGACCACGTCAAGGTTGTACTTGTGGCTCAACATGTGGGAGTTCTCCAGGAACACGAAACGAGGCATGTATTCCTTGGTGATTCTCACGACGTCCGCGAACAGACCGGACTCGCAGTGCTCGAAACCGTTCCGCTTTCCTGCGACACTGAAACCGGTGCAGGGGAAACCAGCGGTAATCATGTCAATGTGCTCGTCAAAATCAGTCTTGGAGAACTGAGTCACGTCCTTGAACAGCTTTCCATCAGGGAACTTCCGGCTAAGGAACTCCTGTGCATCTTTGTCAATTTCTACGAATGCCACGGGGGTGGCGAAACCACGCAGACCGTGGGTAATACCTGCAATGCCCGCAAATAGTTCTAGCGTGCGGAGAGACATATACGTAAGATAGGGTGTTATAATTATAAGCGTATTTTAACGCGAGCCTGGAAATTTATGTTTGTGTTTTGTATGTATCCACCTATTCCCACTGCAAACAACATTAAAAAGTTGAAGAACAACCACTTGGAAGCTCGTATGAAAAACAAGAGTTTAAACGAACTTGTGTTGACGAGGAAACAGTTGCTCCTGAAAAGAGCTGCCAACAAGGGCGTCACCGTCCCGAAGGGTGTCAAAGTAGAAGAGCTGGAAAAGATGTTCCCTGATCCCGTCAACAAAAAGGCGACAAAGGACGAGAAAAGGGCAAAGGCGGAAGTAGAAAAGACGGTAAAAATTGCAGAAAAGGTGGCAAAGAAGGCGGCAAGAGAAGCGAACAGGACACTTCACAAACAAAAACTCGTCGGAGGTCCTAGAGATGCCGAAAAATACGAGAGGCAGTTCGTCTCACTGGCCAACGAGGCGATACATGGACCCACCGACGTGGTCATTGTCGACAGTGGTGGTAACAAATCCAAAGTGCTGAAGAATGTCGTACGTTTCCGCGTGCTGGCAGGGTCCAAGGCCAAGTCCCCCAAGGCCTACGCGAACAGAGACTATAACAAGCCCAAGGCCGACATCGCCGTCGTGGACAAGGACGGTAACGACATTGCTTGGATTTCACACAAGGCCGCCCCCGCGAACAGAGGAGCCATAGGGTTCAACCAATACCTTAGAATTACGGGAAAGAAACTGAAGTTTACGGGAGAAGCTCGCAACGAGGTGATGGCGTTTAAGCGAGCAGTGGTCGCCGAATCACCTCCCGATAGGAGATGGCCCAAAGGGAAAACCCTATGGGCACCCATAAAAACAAAACTCGTAAAGCAGCAGGCGATTTACGGGTTCGGGTTCGGTGGTCCTTTGGACAGAGACAACGTGACCGTGTTCGGTCAGGGGATACCCGTGATAACGAAGAAAGATAACGTGGTGTATCTAGGGTTTTCGGTGTTTAGTGCTCTGAATGGACACATAGAACTATTCAAGGGTGATTACGAGCCCGTGTTTTACGTGAGATCGGAAAGAAAAAGCGAGGGTAGTACGAGATCGGACGTGATCGCAGAAGTCAACGGCGTCAAGTATTGGTATCTGACGTTCTTTGTCCAGCCAAAGAAGGCGGCAGGAAAGAGCAAGAGTCCTCTTTCTCTGAACAAGGCGTCCGCCAGGTTCTCACCTCTGTAAGCGCTGCGGAAAAAAAATGTAAAAAAGGTGCGAGAATACAGAAGTTCAATGGCATCTGGTTTGGTAGCCCAGTATATAGTAGGAAAGATAGAAGTAGAGACAGAAAAAATGCGTCAAAAAGAATTCGGGGGGTCAAAGGATACGAGAAAATACGAGAGGCAATTTGTAGAAATGGTAAACGAAGCGATACAAGGACCCGTTGATATGGTCATAGTTGATAACGGCGGAAACAAATCGAAGGTTTTGAAGAATGTTACACATTTCCGTATGCTGGCAGGGTCAAAGAAAGGTTCCCCCAGAGCTTATGAAACCAGAGACAACATTAAGACGAAGGCCGACATAGCCATCGTAGACAAGGACAACAACGACATTGGTTGGATTTCACACAAGGCAGAGCCAAACAAGGGGGGTATAGGGTTCAATCAATACCTGCGAATTACGGGAAAGAAGCTGAATTTCACGGGCGACGCTCACAATGAGGTGATGGCGTTTAAGAGAGCTGTGGTAGCTCTTTCACCACCGACTCAAGAATGGCCCCAAGGAAACACTCTATGGGCACCTATAAAAAACGATATCATAAAACAACAGGCGATATTCGGTTTCGGGTTCGGTGGTCCGTTAGACAGAGACAACGCGACAGTGTTTGGTCAAGGATTGCCCTATATAATGAAAAAAGACAACGTGGTATATCTAAAATTTTCAAAATTCAGTGCCTTGAATGGTCATATAGAGTTATTTAAAGGTGATTACGAACCCGTGTTTTACGTGAGATCGGAAAGACCAGGGGAAGGCAGCGACAGAAACCCAGTATACGCAGAAGTAGATGGTGTGAAATACAAGTATTTGACAATGTTTGTTCAACCATTTAGGTATGTATCCAATGGCAGAAGTCCCATTTTGACGGGATGGCCCCCGGAGAACGACCCCGTCCTGGAGTCTCATCCTCTACATGAGATATGTGAAACAATTGTACCAAAAGACACCCACCCTCCTTCGTTTATGGCAAGACTTGGTCGTTGGTTTGGACGTCGTGCTTAAGCATACCGTTCTAGTCCGTCAAAACGTCCGTCAATAAACTTGGAGAGCTCTTGAACAAAGTGGAACTGGCACGTGAAATACAGGTTCCCCATGGCAAAGCTTGCCACGCCTCCGCCAAGGTCATCAGGCGTTATCCAAGGAATGTAGGTGGCAGCAAGGAACAAAATACCAATGATCACGAAGAACTGTAGCGCGAGAGACAGACCCGTCACCATCGGGTTATCATTCTTGAACTTGCGATGAACTTCGACGTTTATCTCCTTATTTATCCTCCCGGTGAAGAGACCGAGAACGAGACCGATGACGGCAAACGCTGCAATACTCCAGTATGGCAATTTTCTCATTTTAAATACGAAATATTTATTTTACGAGCTTCATTACCATAAAATGACCGTCGTCATACACGTCTTCGTAATACAGTTTGTTGAAAACGTAGCCATATTTGTCGTAAAGTTTCTTCGGAAACACTACGTAACGCACGCGCTCTGAAAACAGCCTGCCAATGTGGGCCACAAAGTAGTCTTCGTGAGTGCCGAGGACGGCAATATCAATATCATCTGGAAAATCACGGACATATCTGGTAGACAGAATTTCAGTTTGCAACGCCTCGTTCGTGACACACCGCCTAGAGAGCGCCGGAGAGACGTTCACGAGCCGGGGGTATTCTTTAAATCCGTCCGGGAGCTGGACGCCTATAGCATACACTTTCGCCCCCTGCTTTTCCTTGATGTCTATAAATTTCTTTACAAATGTGCAAGACATTTTACTCGTATGTGTTTACATTATTTAAGTTGTTTTACGCGGAGCAAACGATGCATTCGTCTACGGTGACCGCGATGGCGTTTGCGGCAGGTTTCGAACGGCAGTAATAGACGAGCGTCTTCAGGCCCTTCTTCCAGGCGTAGAATAGCATGGACGTCATTGACTTCATAGATGGTGTGGCTACGAAAAGGTTCATACTCTGCGTCTGGTCAACGAATGGGCCGCGGTCAGCCGCGAGGTCGATGACGGTCTTCATGGACAGTTCCCACGCAGTCTTGTAGATTGCCTTGAGCTCCTGGTTGATGCCAATGACGCGCTGGATGGACCCCCCGTGGGCAATGATTTGGTTCTTCATGGCCTCGGACCAAGTGCCGCGCTCGATGAGGTCGCGCACCAGGTAGCTGTTGACCACTGGGAACTCGCCCGCGAGCGTGCGGCGGCTGTAAAGGTTCGAAGTAATCGGCTCCATCGCCTCTACGGAGCCGCAAATCTGCGCGGTAGACGCAGTGGGCATCAGTGCGGTGGTTAGCGAATTCCTGACGCCCTTCTTAACCCGTTCCTCGAGCCCTTTCCAGTCAAGGTTGGTGATCGGTTCCGTGCCCCAGAGGTGATACTGCATGACGCCGCGAGATGCAGGAGACCCCTCAAACGTTGGGTGGGGCCCGTGCTCATCTGCGAGTTCGCAAGAGGCCTCCACCGCCGCGAAGTAAATGTGCTCGAAGATTTCCCGGTTGAGGTTGCGGGCAGCGTCGGAGTCGAAAGGCATGCGCAGCTTGAAGAACACGTCCTGCAGCCCCTGGACGCCCACGCCAATGGGGCGCCGACGCATGTTACTGGTCCGTGCCTCGGGGATCGCGTAGGACATGACGTCGATGCTCTTGTCCAGGTTCTTTGCCAGGATCTTCACGTGCTTTCGGAGGTCCTCAAAGTCGTAGGCACCATTCTTGACGTAGTTCTGGAGGACGATGCTGCCGATGACACACACTGCTGCTTCGTCCGTAGAAGTGTATTCAACAATCTCAGCACACTGACCTGTAATGATACCGTTGAATACGCCCATGTGGCGCTTCGGTTCATTGAAACAGTAAGTATCCTCGACATCGCCATTATCAACGACGGAGATGACTCGAGTAAACTTATTCGTAAGATGATGGCGCTTGCGAGATCCAGAGAATACCAGCCGGCTTGGCTCATAACCGAGCGAGAACAGTGTCCGGACACCCTCCGAGTCCACATTCATGCGGAATTGGGGGTTGCACTCGTATTCGGCAAGACCGCCGCGGCCATTGGGCAGCATATACTTGCCCCCGTCTCGAGTTTTGGTCACCGTAGAATGAATTCCCATCGTCTGGAGCATGAGAAGGATGTTCACTAGGAAGTCCTTGTTCGTGCTCACGACTTGGATGTTCTCGATGCCATTGCTGCGAATAACGCATGCGTCCCCGTCAAAGAAACCGGCAAGCCAGTTTACTTTGTATTCGATAGATTCGTCCATGGGAACCTTGAACTTCACGTGGTGCTCAGGGATCGTGAACGTTGAGCGATTTTCGACATCCCATTGCCTGGTAATATCAGCACGTTTGAAAAGTGCTTCGCGCTTGTCATCGCGATGGACGCTGATTTTGTTAGTGAAATAAGGGATAGCCTTGTGATCGTAATATCCATCTGCGGAGAAAAATCCTGCTGTGTATGCATCTTTATAAGAAGCGTGCTGCTCGCCATGCGGCGTGATAGTAGGAAGATCAAACCTGATGATACGATCACCCGCTTCAAGATCGCACGCTCGCACTTCAATTGGGCGGGACTTGTCGGCAGGACGTCTCCCAGTCTCGATGTAGAACTTGTGATATGGGGTGCAACGGAGCTCGACGCCATTATCCATGGAAACTGTCACAAGCTTCTGATTAATACCCGTCTTGTGAACAATGGTTTCAGAAAACTCCTCACCGTTCCACACCTTTACCTGTTGACCCTCGAGGTCTTGGATAGTGCGATACCCTGTGGAGGTTAGGATCTTGGTATCACCTGCCACGCAGAGGTTGCTGCCCTTGATGGTGCCCGCGTTGGACTGCATGTTCTTCGCGTTCACGCTGTCCTTATTGAGCACATATGGCATACCAGTCTCGATCTGGGTGATGATCATCGCGTTCCAGACGT